ATGTCGAGACGAACAGCAGAATCCAATAAAGCGATACTTGCTGCTTGGAATAAGGAACAAGAATTTGTTCAGGAAGGTAAAGGAACAAGAGAGTGGACTCCAAAACAACAGCAAGATATTCTTGAAAAAGGCAAAGCTTATGATGACGATGGCGTTGCATTTCAAGGTCAGCATATGAAGAGCGCTGAAATGTATCCGGAATATCAAGGAGACCCCGGAAACATTCAGTTCCTTACAAGAGCTGAGCATTTAGAGGCTCATAACGGAAACTGGAGAAATCCAACAAACTGGTATTATAATCCAGTAACTAAAGAAAAATTTGACTTTGGTGATGGCCCATTTATTCCGTGTGAAGTAATCCACTTGCCTGAGCCGATAATGAAGCCAAGCATAACTGTAGAGAAAAAAGAAGAAACATTAACAGAACCGATAGAAAAGGTTGAAACGGAAGAAACGCCTAAAATTAAACCAGAAGCGGAAACAAGAACTATAAAACCGGTAAGTAATCCAAAACTCGATATCAAGCAATCTGGAGGTTTTGGAAATACGGTCAAAAAGGCCTTTAAAGCAGTAGTTGATTTTTCTAATCGTCATCCCGTTCTAACGGGAATAGTTAAGGCGGTGGGTGTAGCTGGATTGGCAGCCGCTGCAGATGCAGTAGCAAACGGTGGACGCTCTAGTTCTGGAGATAGCAGTTCAGGTGATTATAGTTATACACCATCACGGACTGGAAGCGACACTTTTGATGGTAGCTATGATGAAATTTTAACTGGTGACGTAGATACAGATACTTCGGCGGAACGTTCATCACCAAAAGAACATACCGTTCGACCTCATGGGCAGCATTATATCAAAAATGGTGAGCGTGTGTGGATAGAGAAAGAGGCATATCCTCGCGGCGGAAAGAAAGATGAATAACTAAAAATAACCCTCTCAACCATCATGGCTGAGAGGGTTTCGTGCGTCTAAGGACATTATCCTTCAATATCAATTTTTAGTCCGGATTTTAGCTCCACTGTGAAATAGTTGCCCCGGACGGTTATCTGCCCCAGCCAGCGTTTTACCAAGGTTTCGTCGAAGGATTCAAGGTTGGTACGCTGCTTCTTAATGTAATCCTGCAGGTCGTTAATTCTTGCAATCTGCGCGTCTCTGGCAGCGGTGTCAACAGTGCATTTTTCACGCTGCTCTCGAAGTTTGAAAATTTGGTCGGCAATCTCATCGTATGCTTCTTTGTTGTTAGCTTTTTTGATAAGCTCTCTTTGAAGCTCCATCAGCTGCTCGTCAATGCCATCAGCGGTGTTCTTTTGAGCTTCTCTGATGACTTTAGCAATATTCTGCTGTAACTGTGCCTGATAGATTGACTTATCTCCAAGGAGCGTGTTTATTGCCTGAACAACCACATTTTCTAATACCGTTTCATTGACGGTTCTTGCATGGCATTCTTCACCGGTAGGTTCCAGCCTGCTAAGGCAGCGCCAGACGATGGATTTGCAGCCACGGTTGTTCCAGTGGATTCTGCGGAACATTTCACCACACTCACCGCAAATAACAATCTGAGCGAAGCAGTGGTTGCAGCTGTAACTGCGCTTTTTGCCATTGGCGCTGGTCTTTACTACTCGCCTGCGTACCAGTTCTTCCTGCACTCGTAAGAAGATATCTTTTGGAATAATGGCTTCATGGTTTCCTTCAACATAATACTGAGGAACGATACCGTTGTTCTTTACTCTGGTCTTGTTCAGAAAGTCAGTGGTGTAAGTCTTTTGAAGAAGCGCATCACCGATGTATTTTTCATTACGAAGGATTTTGTTAATGGTGCTCGTCCACCATTTTGTTTTACCGGCGCCGGTGAGAATACCATCAGCTTCAAGTCCTTTTGCAATTTTATCCATCGAGTAGCCTTCAAGATATTCTCTGTAAATGCGCTTTACAACTTCAGCTTGTTCCGGGTCGATGATAAGGTTTCCTTCTTCATCCTTGGTGTAGCCAAGAAAATGATTGTGGTTTACTTGCACCTGACCATTCTGGTAGCGGAACTGTAATCCCAGCTTTACGTTCTGGCTAAGGGATTGTGATTCCTGCTGGGCCAGTGAAGCCATTATTGTAATCAGGACTTCACCTTTGGCGTCCATCGTGTTGATGGCTTCTTTTTCAAAGAATACCGGGATATTCTTATCTTTGAGCTGTCTGATGTATTTCAAGCAGTCCAGCGTATTTCTGGCAAATCGGCTGATGGACTTGGTAATAATCATGTCGATGGTTCCGGCTTCGCAATCTTCAATCATGCGATTAAACTCGTCACGGTTTTTAGTGTTGGTACCGGAAATACCATCATCAGCATATATGCCTGCAAATTCCCATTCAGGGTTCTTTTGAATAAATTCTGTGTAGTGTTCAACCTGAGCTTCATAACTTGTAGCCTGCTCATCGCTGTCGGTACTAACTCTACAGTACGCCGCGACTCGGAGCTTAGGCTTTGCATCCTGCTGTCTGGCTGTATTTCCAACTTGCCTTCTTGCAGGGATGACCATAACATTTCCCATCAAATAACCTCGCTTTCTATCAGACTGTATAAGTACTCGGCCTGCCTGATTGGATTGTCATAATTTTCTGTAATGTCACCAAGTCGAAAGGCTGTAGGTGGCCTTTTTGCTTTTGGTGCATTGTAGCGGTCATTGCGTCCAAGTTTTGTGGAACGCTTGCTAAGTTCAGCTTCAACTGCATCAAAGGATTCCTTGTCAATGATTGCCGGATAGAAGTCATCACCAAGATAGTGACTATTTCGCATCATTCTTTTTGCACCGGAATGAAGCAAGCCAAGCCCGGCTTCCTTTGCAGCATTGGTGAGTGACAGACCGCATAAATAATTCTTGTAAAGCTCACGAACCTGTGTGGCAGCAGCTTCATCAATAACTGCTTTGCCGTTTTCGATTCGGTAGCCATAAGGTGTATGTCCCATCAAATTCTCTCCTTAAAAGTAAGACCACAGTGAAGTACAAATCCGATTGACTGTCGACTGTAAACTTCGATGTGGTCAACGAATAGTTCAAATAAATCTTCGCTGTATTCCAGCAGCATTTCGCCGCGTTCGCAGAAGTGTATCAGGCGCTCTGTTTCATATACCTTTGAGGTATCACCTGTCACGGAGCGGTTCAGAGCCTCAATATCGCTTCTGAAGTCATTTGCCTGAGTAAGCAATGCGTTGTTCTCCTGCGTAAAAAGAATCTGGTCAATGTATCCTTGAGCCATCAACTTATGCAAGGTTTCACGCTGCTCGGCATTCTGCTCCAGTAAGGTTTCTAACTGCTGGATGCGAAGCAATGCTTTATCACTTGTATTCGCCTGCAGCGATTCAAGATAAGGTTTCAAGACCAGCTTGTGACAGTAGATTAGTTTGTTAATCATTGTTGCAAAAGCCAGCTTGATATCATCATCCTTTAAGTAAAGCATTGTGCATTTGCTGGTGTCAGTTAAGTGCGTGTTGCAGACCCAAGCAGGATATTTTACATAAGTGCTGGTATGAATTCGTCTGCGGAAGGTGTCGCCACATTCACTACAGATGATTTTGCCGGAAAAAGCATAACGCTGTTGGTATTTATTGCTTCCGCGTTTGATACCTTTCTCGTTTGCACGTTGTTCTATCAGTGCAGCAGCGGCATCAAAATCTTCATGGCTGATAATTGCTTCGTGGTGGTCTGCTACATAATACTGGTCGAGCAGACCATCATTCTTATGCCTATTGAAATTGCTGTCCGTGTAGGTCTTCTGAAAAATGCAATCGCCGGTGTACTTCTCATTTGCAAGAATGCCTCGAATGCTGGAAGAAGTCCAGCGACCACCTTTCTTGGTAGGTACATTTTCTGTATTCAGGTTTTTGGCGATAGCATCTGTTCCTTTGCCTGCAAGAAGCTCAGAAAAGATACGCTTTACGATTACCGCCTGCTCTGGGTCAACAATGATTTCTCCATTTTCCCAGCGATAGCCATAAGGTACATACCCTAATTTGTAGGTTCCGTTTTCAAAGCGCTTTTTTATTCCCCACTTGTTATTTTCAGAAATAGAAGTGGATTCTCCTTCGGCCACCCCGCTTAGGATGGAAAGGAATAGTTCACTTTCCATTGAGCCGGTGTTGATGTTTTCTTTTTCGAAGTAAACAGGAATATTCAGGTTCAAAAGGGTTCTGACAATGTCCAAGCAGTCTGTTGTATTTCTGGAAAAGCGGCTGATAGATTTTGTGATTACAAAGTCGACTTTCTTTGCCTTGCAGTCTTCAATGAGGCGCATAAGCTTTGGACGTTTGTCTGCTCTGGTTCCGGTGATACCTTCATCAAAATAAAGACCTGCAAACTCCCAATCATCACGAGAATTGATGTAATTCTCATAATGTGTTTTCTGAGTTTCCAGACTTTCAAGCTGGGCATCAGAATCCGTAGAAACTCGGCAATAAGCTGCAACACGGAGCTTTTTCTTTGCTACTTTGGAAGGCTGTATTTTATCTATTTTTGTCACCTTCTTCACGGTAATTCACCTCCTTCGTCAGTGTATATACATCACTCTAAACGCTACATTTATCAAGTGATTTTGGGCATAATCTCACGGAGCATCGGAGAGAATGTGTCGCGGTTTATCTGAGTCAATTTGTTGAATTCCACCAAGGAAATAAGTCCAGCGGATAGGAGCATATTTGCAGTTTCCTGTGCCATAAAGTAGTCGTAATCCTGCTGGATTTCTATGTCAGTCAAAGGCTTTGCAGGAGCCTTCAAGTGTGCTGCTATGTCAGTTGTTTGTAATACAGTTTTGGTTTCTGCCTGCATGATAGTACCTCCAAATCTTAGTTCTTCACTTTCCACTGGAGATTTGCAGATGATTTGAGCGGTAAAATATTTAGAAATGACAAGGTCTATCAATATGTATATATAAACTTTGTATAGGGATAAAAAATATAGCCTATATAAAAGTTAGGAAAATACCCTTGATACACCTTGCAGATAACAGAAAAAGGCCCGTAGATACTCAACTGTAGAGTACCCACGGGTCAAAGATATTGATGGCTATAGAATTGTGCAGAAGTCCAGCGAAATCCAGCCTGCACCGGATTTTAACTTGCCCCAGCCCTTAGTTGAGCCTGCGCCGGCTTTCACTTCTGTAATTGTGAAAACACCAACGCCGGTATAAAACCCGGCTTTGCTATAATTGGTTCCGGCGCCTTTGCGGATGTTAAGGTCTGGAATTGAAACTTTTACTAAGAAAGGACACTTGTAAGTGGATGTGTTTTTGGCAGGATAGATTTTCTTTCCAGATGAGTCAAATACATAATATCCCGGATTCTTGTCAGCACAGGCTTTGGCATTGTCCAGTATCTTGTAGGCTCCCAGCTGACTCTTACTATCAGACCAAGACTTACGAACTCTGTACCATACGATTTTTTCAGATGATTCTGTTGCATCGTATTGCGTAAGATTGAAACGCTCGATAATGGAGCAGAGCTTTGATACATAGGTTGAACTTGTAGCATAGCCACCATCCTTAATAAGCTGTGCAGCCTTTTTGTAATCAGTGCAGCCAGCAAGTCCATCGTATCGTTTCTTGCTTCCATTCATCGCACCAAGCAAATAAGCAGAATGGTCAGCAATTGATGCTTCAACAGAAGGATATTTCCTGAATTCAGCTGTGATAGTAGTGAGCGTTCCGGCGGTATATTCTTCTTTGGTTTCCTTGGTGTATTTGCTTGTACCGTCCCATGTTGAGCCAGACCAAGTGTTACCGGAAAGTGAGCACTTCATACCAAAGCAGTTATTGGCATTCTGGGCAAGTTCAGATTTTCCATAGCCGGATTCAAGAATAAACTGTGCCGCAGAGATTGAGGCAAGGATACCAGTCTTTTTCATATCAGCCTTGCAGAGTTCACCAATTTTTGCAGCAGCCTGTTCCTCGGTGAGAGTCTTAAAGGCAGTAGTCTGAAGTCCTGTGTTAGGTGTTTCAACTGTCTCAAGAGCAGCAGTTACCTTTGATGCAACATCACCAAGTCTTGCGTACAGCCAATTTCCCGGACAGGATTTATTTGCAAACCATCTGTGTACCGTGATAATCATTTCATCAGTAGCAGGGCTGTAATTCAGGGACTTGTCCTTATCTGCAAACCATAAGAGTTTCTTTTTGCCATAACGCTTGCAGATGTCTGTGCAAAGCTCGATAAGTCTTTCGTAGACCTTGTCATTCATGGCATAAGGTTCTGTTTTATCAGAGGCACATTCGATTGTGATAGCGCGCTGGTCATTAGCATTGCTGGAAGTGCACCAAGGGCGGTTCTTTTCCTCGACATACATACCGATTCGGCCATTCTTGTCTATACCATAATTTGATGATGCCTGAGTAGATGATTTGTAAAACCAATCACCCAGTCCCTCAGCAGTACACTGGCCCACAACGCAGTGAGGTGAAATACGGTCGATAGCGTGTGTTCTCTGCCCTGAGTGATTTGGACTGAGTTTAGTATAAGCGATTAGTGAGCTATTTGTATAAACCATAGCGTTAGTCCTCCTTTTCTGATTTGTCGTGAAGCTGTTCTAAGACTGCTTTCATCTTGGCAGGTACCGGAAGTCCAAGATGAGCAGCATTTTCTAAAAGGGATACTCCTTCATTGGAAATGTAGAAGAAGATAACAGCAGTACGAAGAATACTGCCAGTTCCGATAACTTGTACGTCCAGAATATTTGCAATTCCTACAAGCAAGAAAATAAGTACCTTGCGGCAGATACCTTTGAAGCCAACTTCACTGGATAGAGTTTTATCTGCAATTGCGCACATGACACCGGTGATGTAATCAATAACCACGAATGCCAATAGTGCAAAAAGCAGACCGTCACAGCCGCCTAAGAAGTAGCCAAGCCATCCTCCAATTCCGGCAAATAAAAGTTGAATTGTGTTCCAGAATTCCTTCATGATAAATTCCTCCGTTTCTAAAGATTTGTATGAAAAAAGCACCTCCGAAGAGATGCTTGATTCCAAGATTACTGTTCCTGAATGATATATGTGATTTTCATGGTCTTATCTGCGGTCTTTGTTACCGGCTCGGATAAGTTATTGATAGTAGCCAGATAGTTTGCAGGAGTAAAGAAAGCACTGGTTGTGTAATTTCCGATACTGCAGAAATATAACATAGGTTCATTCAAAACAGGAGTATATGAACAGTTATAGTAGTTACTGTAGATTTCAAAATTTTCTGTTTTCAGGCATTCATTTGTCTGGTCGTTAATGATATAGATATGCCTGCTGGAGCTGTTACTTGAACAACATACCCAATAAATGCGCCCTTCATAAGCCATAAACGGTGAACAGTCAATGCTGCTCATCCCTTTCATAGTTATCTTTACAACATTTGCGGAGTTGCCTATTTCAAATTTATAAACAGAACAAGGACTGTTATAGCTTCTAAGATAAACATATTCGTGATGTGCAAAAGCAAATTTCATACCATTAGCTGTGAGGGTCACATTTGTTGTATTGACCATAGTGTACTGCGTGATATGCCAGTTGGCTGTATTGATTTTAGTAACTACAAAGGTGCTGTTTGCATTCATTTGGTAGGAGGATGAAGCAAAGATATAAAGGCATCTGTCGGAATGGTCGTAGTTATAAGCAAAATAGGCTGTTGGAAGTGTTGTCCCAAGAGCATCAAGGTCTATTTCTTCAATCAGAGCTTTCCTGCTATATGGGTTTTCAAGTACAGATATCGACTGCAGATAGGCTCTTCGCTTAACAATGGATATGCTGGTAGCATTTTTTATCTTAAAGTAGTAAGCAATGTCATTCTGACGGTCAATCAGGAAAAGGACCTCTGTAGTACCAACTGTAAGGCCAGAATAATGGTCGCCTGTGTTGGCACCTGTATAGTTCGTATGAACATATTGGAGTGGACTGTCATAGAAGCCCACTCCAAGAGGATAGTTTGTGTTAAGCACAGCATCATCGCTTCCGTAACTGGTATAACCGCCATTAACATGCGTCAGGCATACACAAGAAATGGTACCATTAGCCTGAGAGGTAGCAAAATCATATACAAACTTCATATATCGATTTGTCATGTTGAGCTCGCTTTCTGTTTGGTTATAACCTCCACGTTTAGTTCCTTTTGTATTGTTCTGAGCATTGTAGGCAGCGCAGCCGATAAGGTTTGTACTTGCAGGAGCATAAAGCATATTAGGGTTTTCCTCGATGGCATTATCGAAAAGAAGCAACCCACCGAGTAACTTCTGATAATATGGCACGATGCTGTTATACATAGTAGATGGATTGTTCAAATGTCCCAGCGGCTTGAAGATATTAGTCAGTGCATTGGTAATCATATTGTGCTCAACCACGGTTTCTTTCTTGCCGGTATGAACATCAGTAAGTTCGATTTTTATTGTACCTTTAAGCATTTATCAAGACCTCCTTTAATTGATGTAGGTTATTTTGAAACGAGATAGGGTTGCATTATCGTGGAGCACGAAATGCAGAATGAGTATCCTTGTTTCATTTAAGCTGTTGTAAAGTTCGTCAGTGTCTGTGTTCAGCCAATCCGAAAGCGGAACTTCCTCGGAGAATGTTTCACCATTATCAAGGGACTGGCATATACCGACTTCGCCGGAAAACTGAGCAGTGAGCAGCTTAATTCCAAGAATAGAAATATGGCTTATATCAATCACAGAGGTGATTATCTGCGGATATGGATAAGCCTTAAGCGTTGCTTTCAGCAGCTGTGTTTCTCCACCAGCTTTCCAAAGATAGATAGTAGGATTTTCAAGTGGCGTGAGTAATTCTTCTGAAGGTTTCTCCTGAGAACCGTATTTATAAAACATAGCAGCAGTGGGGTTATCAATTTCCAGAGGAACAAGCTCGCCATCGGTGATTGTGTAGAAAACATCTTCAAGCTTCAGCAAATAACCATGGGAATCACTGCCGGTTCCTTCGTACATGTCATAGACAATATTCCAGTTCTTTCCAAACTCATCGGTGTGGTAGAAGCTGACCATTGTTCCACCGCCTGCACCAGAGCTGTCAACAAGTGAAAGTGCTGTCGTTGCGCCATTGCAGATGATTTCAGATGTGCCTGTATTTCCAGAAGTAGGAGTCTGGATTATATTCAGGAACATATCATTACTGCCAAGCAGGAACAACTCAAATATCAGCCTGTTAGCTTCTACGCGGTTGTTGTATACGGTGTAGCCTTCAAATCTTATTTTTAGAAACTCCAGACCGTTGGAACAGACGCCTTGCTGACGGTATAAAGCAGTGGAGCATCCATCTCTGCGCATTATCTTTAGTTGCTCTGAATTTGAGCCAAATCCGAACCAGTGATTGCTGGAAACATATACAGTTGATGCAGCAACATCATCAAACAGAAACGCATCAAGACCGGCAGTTGAAAAGGTGCTGTCATCGTTATAGCCATTGTTGATATAACTCATGCCTTCAGTGGTATTCAGATATGGAAGTAGTACAGTTTTTTCATCACCGCTTTCAGCAATCAGTACTATTGCTGGTATTTCTTCATCGGCGACAAATTCTATATAGAGACTGGTGCAGGCAATTGTTGTTTCCGGCTCGAAAGGAAGAGAACCTTCATAGAGCAGATTCTCTTTTGTATTATCTTCATAAATAGAAAGCTCTGCGGCACCTTCAATACGATAGATGCGCAGAGCCTTTTCAAATTCTATGTTGCTGGGATTTTCCTCAGCTAATATTTCAATAGGGTCGGTTCTCGACCAGTTATATTTGGTTTCGTCAATCAGCATTCTGTTACCTCCATTTTCTCAACACGTTCAAATGGTGTTGTGTTGATTTCCAGCTTTTGAAGAAATCCGGCATTGATATCAGATTCTTCAGATACCATTGCGTAGTCACTGATGAGACAGAAGGCATCGGACTCATTGATTTCAATTACTGTCAAATCATATTCTCCCGGAGCAGTAACATCCATTGTAAAGGTCTGTACTACTTCTACAACGCTGATGCGCTCATTCAGTCTGTCATAGCCAAAGTCCATACCGGTGAAAGCAATAGATTCAAATACCTGACGCATAGAGAAGTCGTTTCGTGGAGGAAACTGTACCATTGTACTATCAGCAAGAGAAGCGTAGGAGAAGTCCATACCGGTGAATTTGATGCTGTCGAAAGATTCAGTGATATTGATACGCCCATTCCAGTCGCCGATACCAGCAACAAGTCCCTGACCACTTATGGTTGCTCTTATTTGCAATTCGCCGATTGTAAGCGTTCCGCCTGTAATCGAAAGATAAACTTCAAAGGTGTTCTCTGAGTTTTCAATTACGGAAGACAGCGGATAAAAGAGTGTTAGTATGTGCCTTCCATCAACGCAGGTCTTTTCAGGGTAGAAAGTTTCAACGGTATCTCCGTTTACTTTGTAGGTGACTAAAAGTTCCGGTATTTTCTTGCCCGTGAAGGAATACTGCACAGGCTTTGAGACAGTAATCGTTTCTTCTTCGCTTTCTTCTTCATAGGTTGCAATTCCATCAAGAGTGCGTTCTTCCTCATCAGCAATAACATTTAATAGGAACTCACCAAGGAACATAGCAGTCGTAGATTCCTTTGAAGTAAAATCAATGGAAAGCACTTGCGTTGGTGATGACTTGATGGTGTAAGGGGAAACATTCATAAAACTGTAGACAACTGTTTTATTGGTTTCCACCTGATTTATCAGGCCTACAATATTCTTATCATTCTTACTTTTGGCGGCTGCCAGCTTTGGATTTTTTCCTACGCATTTCAGAGTATGTTTGCCATTGATGTTGTAGGTGATGCTGGTGATACATGAAACCTTTGTGTCATCTGCATGGCCGCCGGAAAAGCGCAATACATCCATTGGGTCAAAGGCCGGATTTCCGATGGTAGTGCTGTCAAAAGGGACATATTCCACAACAGTAATCTGGTTCAGGATATTGTTTAGAATCCTTGCTCGTGTTGATTGCAAACCAAATTGCAGAAGCGGATTTACTCCAAGGTTCATTGTTAGACCATCATCCGGCTCAATACAGTAGTATTCAGAGATTTCCTTTAGCTGGTTGGTGGATGAGATGGCCGTATATCGTGTAACAAAATCAGAATAAGTGCTGTTGAAACGTTCCTTTGCCGGAATGGTATCAATAGGCGTGTTGCTGTATGGAATAAGCTCAAGCTTTCCTTCTCGGTTTATCAGGCAGACACAGCCAAGAACCTGTGCAACATAAAAAAGCAGGTCACGGAAAGTCTCCATATCATTTTCTGCATAAATACCGAGAGTTTCTTTGCCATTAGGAAGAGCCTCGATTTGCTCACGAGTTTGAGCCATTTCAACTTTGCAGGATGTACAAGCAACATTTAGAAAGTTATACGCTGTTCCTCCGGCAGCTTCCAACTTTAATGTCTTGTCAAAGCGGAGCATATAATCATAAGCTTTAAGTTCAAGGCAGCGTATATTTCTGTTGGCTTCGGTAACTTCAAAAATACCCATCGGAACGGTTTCAACTGAGCCATTTGGAAGATTGAGATGAAAGAAGATTTTTACCTGCGCTCCATTTAAAGTGTATCGGTCTATGTCATTTAGTAAAGTTATGCCAAGCTCAGAGGCATAAACGGTACCCAGCTCTATTTCGGAACTTCCACAACACTGCCTTGTGATGTAGCCGGAGCCTTTGACGATGTCATTATTATCAAATTCATAAGTGACATGGTTCTTGGTTACAATAGAACCAGTCCAATAATAACTTCTGGTATTGCTATCAATTGCCTGTAAAAATTCATCAGATACCGGATACACGCTTTCACCTCCAATCTTATAGTTCTTTTAGCGTGAAGGATACAGACCATAATCCTTTATAGCTGGTATCCTTTTCGAGCTTTGCTTTATATCCATCGATGTACATTTCAGCTTCCTTTAGTACCAGGTCCTCAATATCGAAGTATTGAACTGCAATCTTGCTTTGTTTTGAGAAGGCAGATAGTTTTTTCAGCCATACAGGAGTAATAGAAAATGAGACCGGAATTTCCACAACACCTGCACGAATGACATCGCGCTGTGTAGTCCCGGCCTCAGTCTCTCCGCTGGAGTCTGCTTCAATGGAAGAGAGCTGTACATCATAGGATTTTGGCAGAGGAAGCTTCACGCCATCAAAAATCAAATACTGAAAATATGCCATGTTATCTGCCTCCGCTTCTTAGATTTGTTCGCTGCTGTGCATTGACGATTATCTCATCAAGCATCGTGTTGCCAAGATACACTGGAATGACAATGTCGCCAGCCTGTGCATTAATGTCACCAAAGGTATCCTTTAGTGCACTGACAATTCCAGAAACGATATCTGCATTGCCAGCTGAGCTTCTGCTTATTGCAATACCAGATGCATCAGCAGTTGTCACATTTGGATTGATTACCATATCAGAGGCAACTCCTGATACAGCTTTTTCAATAAGACCTCGGCTGTCATTGATTCCCTTAGCAAGTCCCTGCATGAAGTCGGGCATCCAGCTTTCGTATTCCGTAAGAGGGCCTTCATCCGGCACAGAGAAATGCAAGAATGATGTAATTTTATCCGCTACGCTTTTTACTGCATCACCTACAGCAGAAATACAGCTTTTTATTCCATTGACGATACCCATTATGATATCTTTGCCCCATTGTAGAGCCTTTGAAGGGAGGCTGGTAATATAGCTTATAGCAGTCTGAAAACCAGATTTTATGCTGGATGAAATATTGCCCACCGTAGTTTTGATACCTGACAGAATGTTATTGAACACATTGGATACGGTAGTTTTAATGCCATTTACGATTGAAGTTATGGTATTTTTGATTCCGTTCCATACCGTAGAGATAGTAGTCTTGATTGCGTTGACGACTGTTGAAACGGTAGCCTTTATCGCATTCCATACCGTGGTTATGACCGTCTTGATGGCATTGATAATTGTTGTAACCGTAGTTTGTATTGCTGTCCACGCTGTTGTCAGGAAGGTGGATATCGCATTAACGATTGTGGTTATTGTCGTCTGAATGGCCGTCCAAACTGTAGTGATGACGGTTTTTATTGCATTGACCACAGTCGTGATTGCTGTTTTTATTGCATTCCAAGCAGTAGTGAAGGCTGTCTGAATAGCGGTTAACACTGTATCAATGGCAGTTTTTATCGTGTTCCAGATAGTTGAAATAACCGTTTTGATAGTTTCCATTGCAGTGGAAATGATATTCTTCACATTTTCAAGGAAACCATCTATGAAGTTTCTGAATCCTTCGCAGTTGTCATAGAGCAGCTTAAAGGCACCGGCAAACGGATTTACTAAAAGAAGGAGTAAGCCTTGCCAGTTGTTTTTTACAAAGTCGATGACACCTGTAAAAAAGTTCCTTATTGCTTCCACGACAGTAGATACAACAGACTTTATTCCTTCCCAGAGATTTATCCAGAATTGTCTGAAGCCATCACATTTATTCCAGAGAACAACGAAGATTGCTATCAATGCAACAATGGCAGCGATGATAAGCACATAAGGGTTTGCAGCGCATACTGCATTGAATGCAGCCATAGTACCCTGAACCGCTTTTAATGCGCCACCGAGCTTTGGAATGATTGTCATAATAGTGCCAACAGCAGATATTACTTTACCAATGATAATTAGCACCGGACCAATGGCTGCAACTACAAGAGCAATCGTTACAATGACCTTTTTGGTTCCTTCATCCATGCTGTTCAGCCAGTCTACGAAACCTTGAATGGCGCCGATAATGCTTTTTATTGATGGCATCAGAAGCTCTCCAAAGGAGATGGCAAGTCCCTCTAATGCAGATTTTAAAATAGTAATCTGACCTTGAAGATTATCAAGCTGAGTGTCAGCCATCTGCTGTGCAGCTCCGGTACTGTTGGTGATGGAGCTTTGTAAGCTATCCCATGTTTCACCGGTATTGGCAAGAAGAGCATTTACGGATGAAAGGTCAGTCTTGTTAAAAATCGTGCTAATGATATTTGCTTTTTCTTCAGAGGTCATGCCTTCCATACTGGTATTCAGGTCGCCCAAGATATCGTTCATTGAACGCATATTTCCTTCCGAATCGTATACGGAAACACCGAGTGCCTGCATCTGAGCAGCGGCTTTATCAGTCGGGTTTTGCAATGAAAGAATGATGTTTCTTAAATGCGTACCACCTTCAGCACCCTTGATACCGTTATTGGCTAAGATACCAAGTGCGGTATTCAATTCTGCTGTGCCGCCTTTGATAGATTTGGCTGTAGCACCAATGGTAAGAATACCTTCACCGAGTTGTGCAACTGAGGTGTTGGTGCTGGAAGCGGTCTTTGCCATCTGGTCAACCATTGTGTCGGCTTCAGAGGTTTCCATGCCAAGAGCAGACATGGCGTCGGTAACCATATCCGATGCAGATGCAAGGTCGATACCACCAGCTGCAGCAAGGTTAAGAACTGTAGGAAGAGTGTCGCACATTTCCTGAGTATCATAACCGGCCAAAGCAAGGTAGTTTAATGCTTGTGCACATTCAGATGCAGAGAAGGCTGTTTCAGAGCCCATCTTCTTTGCAAGCTCTGAAAGGGTGTCCATTGTATTGACAGACTGGCCATCAACTGTAGACATGGAGTCAGCTGTGATACCCATTGTGGCTTGCACTTGACTCATGGAACTTTCAAAGTTTGCAGCAGTTGTAACAGCGGCAGTTCCAAGACCAGTAACAGCAGCAGTGACCGGAAGCATTTTTTCACCAGCAGAGGAAATGTTGTCTCCGACAGTTTTTAGCTTTTCACCAGTAGCAGATATTTTCTGTAACGCAGTAGCTGATTGATTTGCTTGTTCTTCCAGCCTTTTCAGGTCGTTTTCTGTTTCAATAATTTCACGTTGCAGAGCGTCATATTGTTCCTGTGATATATCACCATTGGCAAGGGCAGTATTTGCTTGTTCGGCAGCAGTTTTTAAGGTTTCCAGCTTTTCCTTGGTTTCCTTTACTGCATCAGCGAGTAGTTTTTGTTTCTGCGCTAATAGCTCTGTATTGCCGGGGTCGAGTTTTAGCAGCTTTTCAACATCCTTTAGCTGTGATTGAGTATCTTTGATGGAAGAGTTGACGCCCTTTAAGGCGGTCTGTAGTTTGGTAGTATCACCACCGATTTCTACCGTAATTCCTTTGATTCTACTTGCAGCCATGTGGGGTACCTCCTTCCATTAGAATTTGTCGAAATCTTCCTGCGTAGCAAGAGTGGCATATTTGTAATCATCATTCCTGCTTTCTGCGAACATGTCATTGACCATGCCGATAGTTAGCAGGTCAAGGTCTCGGATGGATAATCCGAGCTGCACGCAGCGAAGCAGGAAGAGGGGTGTTGTCATTTCGCGGTCAGTTGCGCGAAGTTTTTTTTAGACTCAATATCAGTCTGAGTGTTAAGTCCCCAGAGCTGAATGAGCTGAGGAAGAACCTGATAGATGGAGAATGTATTAAACTCATCCAGCCAGTCTTCCGGATTATCAGGGATAGAAGCATCTGCGTGCTTGGCCATGATATAGGCGATGTTTTCAAACATTTCTAACGAAAACATATCAAGAGATGAATTTTCAGGATTGCCATCACCGATACTCTTTTCAAGCTCGTGCAGGTCTTTGTAAATATCCCTGTGGAATTTCATACGATAGATACGAGGAATGGCAGCAGAGGCCCTAAAAGGAACCTCTTTACCGTCAATCTCGATTTTCTGTGTCATACTCATTAGCCGATACCTCCTTCAGCAGTTGCGGCAGCAGGCATATAAACAGCCTTATACCAATCTGCATAAACAGTTGAATCCGTTGTGTTTCCGGTCTTGGCTTTTACCATGCCATTGGCAAGAGGTGTAGCTTTGATGGAAAGGGTCTCAGTCTGTACTTCCTTGCTGTCCTCGTTGGTATTGCCTTCAATCCCCGGACGGGAAGCGGAACAGTTGTACATGACATGACGGATGTGTTTCTGGTCGCCATCAAACTCAAAAAGCAAAGCAAAAGAAGCAAGTTCAACTTCTGAGTTTTCAATAAGGACGCCATTGGCATCGAGTTCCTCTTTGAGTACGTCTGTACGGAAGGACTCAGGAATAAGAGCAAGCTCTAAATCACCGTCATAGCCCATATTGTTGTTGATGACGTAATATGCTACGCCATCGGCATAGAAGTTTTCAGGCTCACCATTTGCATCCAGTGAGATAGATACGGAACCGGGCATCGCAACAGGAGTGCCATAGGATACGGTTCCATCTTCTGCAATGGAAAGCAAAGCATAATGAGCGTTTTTTAGGTTGTATTTGACCTTGTTATTCTTATCAGCCATTGTTAATTACCTCCATTTCAAATGTGTACAGGACTTCATAGAGCTTTTCGCTCTCAATCCAAGTTTCTGATTTGTTATAAAAAATGCCGTGACTATCCATCACGGCTTCGATACTGTTTTCGAGTGCAGGGTCTTTGCAGTCGGTATACAGCTCAATATGAACCTCGTTTATCTTGAAATACACCACGCCATCTGCAGCAAAGTTATTACTGCCGGGTATGAGATAACAGATAAAAGGTGGTTCAGGAGATTCGCCTTCAGCGAAATGGTCATAAGCAAAAGGCAGCTTCATCTCCTGAAGCATTTTGACTATTGATTTCATTATTTCAGGCTCCTCTCAATTTCTTTTTCAAGTTCCTCAATACCTGCCTGCTCTGCAGGAGCAATATGCGCTCTGCCTGCAACACGTCCTCCGCCGCGCTTGGCATGGCCAAACTCAAGTAAGTGGGCCAGCTGATAGCGATTTTTGGAATAGACGGTTACTTCTAGAGAATTTGAGGTTTCCTTGGTGTTTTTTACTGACCAGCTTTTAGCATATTTACCGGTATCAGAAGGAGCAGTAGCCTGAATCTGCTTTCTTACGGTGGTTCCGGCTTTCTTTACTGCAGCTTTTAAGTCATCCGTGGCAAGGTCAGCATAATCCTGCAAGCCTTCCATGATAACAGAAGCCATCTGGTCAATTGTTACTCTGTTAGAAGACATATTTACCGCCTCACTTTCTCGCAGGATAATTTAATGCATTTGCGCTTGTAATTCATGTGGTCAACAGCCTTGATATCGTAAATCTCGCCATTAAACTCCACTCGGTAATGAGTAGAGTCAATGGCAGCAGCTTTCTTGCACCAGCGGATGGTGAAATCAATCTTCGAATTGTCGATTACAAGTCCGGCATCTGTGTTTTCTTTTCCTGCTTCAGAACTTACTGTTGCATAGCAGGCATAGTAAGAAAACCATGCGTTTTTATGGTTGCCAAGAGCATCCACGGTCACTTCATTTTTGGTGATAGAGATTCGGACATTTAGAAGCTCAATGTTCATCAGAATACCTCCCTTCGAGCACCGAAAAGAAGTGAGCGGAGTGTTATCGTAAGTGCATGATGGTCGGCTTCTTCTCTGTGCTCATACATATAAGCTACGGTATACATGACAGCAGCTTTTGCATTATCACAGGCATAGAAAACCTCGATATCCTCTGTACGGATGATATCCATACAAATACGCTGAGCAGATGTAATGAGGGCAACGATGAGTGCATCGTCATCTTCAAAATCCACTCGCAGATAATTTTTCATTTCTTCCAGTGTTACGAGCATTACTCATCGCCTCCAATCATAAAAGCGATGCCACCAGAGTTGATGGCACTGCCAGTGTTACATTTAGGCCTTAGTAGTTGTTGTGCCACTGACCTTCAAAATCTGAACTGCTTCAGGAAGGATGAGCTTACCATCAACACGTTCCTTGGCAACGAATCCAATCATACCGTTTCCAGCAAAAAGCTCAGTAAGCTGCTTGAAGGAACGAGTACCACGGTCGCCGATGTTGTAGTAGCTGTAATCACCGAAAGCAATCGCATCTGTAGGAGCGAAAGGAGAGGTATGGACAGGATAACCGAGTAACTTGTCAGGCTCACCGGCCTGATAAGAAGGCTGCCACATATAGGCTCCATTGTTGTCCTTGAAGGTTCGGATAGTAGCAATAGTCTGGTCATTCATAATGAATGCAGAGTTCTTTCTGTAAGGGCGCTTAAGTGCGTAGACAAGGTTCATGATGTCATCTGCAGTAAGCTTGGTTACAGTTTTGTAGACAGTTCCGCCGCCGGTCTCGGCAAAAAGTCCAAGAGGCTGGCCTACGCCGGTACCATTAAGGAATGCGTCCTCTTCAGCATTAGAAAGAGCCTTACCAAACTCGTCTATGATGTAGTTTTCAAGGTTGAAGGCGCTGTCGTAAAGAAGCTCTTCAGTAACCTTGATTGCTACATGAAGCTTGTGGGCATCAAGCAAAATCTGTGCGAACTGTGCATCAGAGAACTGAAGGGCACCGCCTTCTTCAATCCATGCTGCAGCAGGCTCGGTAGACGCGATGTTGATTTTGTGGTCGCCGGAAGTAGTAATCTTGTGGCCGAGCTTACGCATAATATTCTCGCCATTAAGTACCTTAATCAAGCGGCTGTCGTACTCTTCAGGAACAAGATAACCGCCATCGGCATCGACACCTTCCTGAAGTACATTGGACACCTGACGGAAGTTGGTACGAAGTGCAGTCAGCATACCTTCCTTGTATGCATCAGATGCACGACCTTTCTTCTTAGGAGCCATGCTGCCAGAAGGCTTAGAAGTAAGAGGAGTGTTAATAGGCTTACTCATTTCAGCTTCGCGCTGCTCCTGACGTTCAAGGCGATGGATTTCATTGGTAAGAGCATCAATGTCTGCTTCCATCTTAGTATAGGTTGCATCGTCTGAGGCAGTGAGAACACCGCTTTCGGTACGATGAGATTCAAGAAATGCTTTAGCTGCATCCAGAGCTTTGTTGCGCTTTTCGCGAAGTTCCATAATAGTCATGGTTAATTACCTCCATTAAATATACTTTTTGATTGTGTTAAGGTGCTCCATCAACGAATCAACAGAGCGACCTGTAGGTTCAGGTTCGACGGGTTTAACGTCGATTTTGCATTTGGCTGCAAGCTTCTCCATAAGAGAATTGGTTACTGCCGCACGGGAGTAAGAAGCGGCTATTGCCTGCTGAGGCATTTCTTCTTCCTCGTAGGGGCGTTGCATAATCTCGTCTGCAAATCCGAGCTCAACAGCCATGTTTGCGTTCATCCAAGTTTCTGCATCCATAAGGTGAGAGAGTTTGGCGCGGCTCATACCAGTTTTGATTTCATAGGCATTGATGATGGAGTCTTTGACTTCATCCAGCATTGCGATGGCCTTTTCCATTTCGCTTGCGTTACCAAAGGCAGCGGTCATCGGATTGTGAATCATCATCATGGAAACCGGAGATACAATGACCTTGGTTCCTGCCATAGCGATAACGGATGCAGCAGAAGCAGCAATACCGTCAATTTTGATAGTGACATTGCCCTTGTAATCCATCAGCATATTGTAAATCTGAGCTGCGGCCACGCAGTCACCACCGGGAGAATTAATCCACACGGTAATGTCACCGCTGCCGGAAAGCAGCTCATCCTTAAAGAGCTGAGGCGTTACATCATCATCAAACCAGCTTTCCTCGGCGATTGTTCCGTTTAGGAACAGCGTCCTTTCCGTTACCGTCTCCTGAGTCTCCTGATTTGTCACCATCTTGTTTTTCCACTTCCAAAACTTCTTCATTGGAACCTTCCTCCTTTCCAGCAGCAGTGGTCGCTGCAAAAATACCTGCATCCTCCAGCTTGGTCATGTTTCCATTGATGAGATATAAGTCACCACCAAGTTCCGGCGGAATTCGGTCTAAGTTTTCAAGTTCACGGATATCGTTGGCAGACATCCAGCCATTCTGTCTGGCTGTGGCATAACCGTTCATTCGGCTTTGATAATCACCACGAAGCAAGCCATCGACGTTGAACTTGACAAAATAAGCAGCCTTCTCGGAATCAGATAGCAAAGCACGGTTTAGGGCCTGTTCCCAGCGAACTATCCAAGGCTCCAAGGTGTACTTCACAAATTCCAGCGATTGCTGCTCAATATTAGAAAAGCTCGATTTTTCCAAATCACCGACCATGTGAGGCGGCACGCGAAAGATTCGAGCTATTTCATCAATCTGAAATTTTCTTGTTTCCAGAAACTGCGCTTGTTCCGGAGAGATGGAGATAGGCGTATATTTCATGCCTTCCTCCAAAATAGCTATCTTATGCGAGTTGCTTCCAGAGAAGCCTTTATTCCAACTTTCTCGGATTGCATCAGGATTCTTTACCGTACCCGGAAACTCTAAAAGTCCGCCGGGTGTAGCACCGTTTGCAAAGAACTTAGCTCCATACTCTTCACAGGCAATAGCCATGCCGATAGCATTCTTGGCCATTGCGATTGGAGAATAACCAACTAAGCCGTCAAAGCCGAGACCCGGAACGTGAAGAACATCGGAAGGCTTCAGATTAACTGTTCCATTCTTCATAGTTGGAGCATCGGAATCCTGCATCTGATATTGGTAGTAAAGATGCCCGTGCTTGTCTCTGTCGACGCTCATGCGATTTGGCATTAAGGGATATAGGCCAACAACCTGTCCTTTTCCGTTACGGATAATCTGCGCATAGGCATTTCCCCACAAAAGAAGGTGCGTCATTAATGTTTCTCTGAATACAAATGATGTCATTTCAGGATTTGGCTCATCATGGAGTATCTTGTAAAGCGGATGCTCCAGCGCTTTTTCCTTACTGCCGCCATCTTTGTATTGGTAAAGATGCACCGGAAGTCCAGCAATGGATTCTGACAAAATACGCACACAGGCATAAACTGCAGTCATCTGCATAGCAGAACGTTCATTGACGGATTTTCCAGAGGTGCTTCCACCAAAGAGAAAACGATAGCCATTTCCATTAATGCTATTTGTGGGCTTATCCCTTGACCTGAATAAACCGGAAATCAAACTCATATTTCATGCGCCTCCTTTCAGATAAACAAAATGCCTCTGTTGTCATAAACAGAAGCACCAGAATCATTACCACAGCGAATGGCACGGTCAAGTCCCATGATGGTAGCAATAGCACCATCAATTTTCTCTGTAGATTTTTCTTTATCAGCTTTAATATTGCCAGCCGGGTCAGTACGGATATAGATGTTATCTATCATCCAGCGAAGTACAGGATGACCACCGTGGGCCAGTTTTTCTTCAAGTGTTAGCTTCATTAGTTCCTTGGTAGGCGGAGACATATCTTTGAAGCCCTGACCAAATGGAACTACAGTGAAGCCCATGTTCTCTAAGTTCTGAACCATCTGGACAGCGCCCCAGCGGTCAAAGGCAATTTCTCTGATATTGAAGCGCTCACCAAGACGCTCAATGAATTTTTCGATGTAACCGTAGTGAACAACATTTCCTTCGGTGGTTTGCAGGAATCCTTGTCGCTCCCAAACATCATACGGGACATGGTCACGCCTTACTCGAAGGTCAAGCGTATCTTCAGGTACCCAGAAGTATGGGAGAATCGCATATTTGTCGTCATCATCCTGCGGAGGGAAAACCAGAACAAATGCTGTGATATCCGTAGTGGAAGATAAGTCCAGACCGCCATAGCAAACGCGTCCTTCAAGGTCATTTTCATTGACACGGAAGGAGCAGTTATCCCATTTTTCCATCGGCATCCATCTGACAGCCTGCTTTACCCATTGATTCAAACGGAGCTGTCTGAAGGAATTTTCTTCACCGGGATTTTGTTTTGCAGATTCGCAAGCTGCTTTTACTTTATCGATTCCAACAGTGATTCCAAGTGATGGATTAGCTTTCTTCCAGACCTTCGGGTCAGTCCAGTCGTCAGTTTCATCAGCGCCATAGATAACCGGATAGAAGGTAGGGTCGATTTTTCTTCCCTCAAGGATATCCTTGGCTTTCTGATGGGTTTCATAGCAAATGCTGTTTGTGTCCGTTCCTGCGGTTGTAATCAGGAAGTAGAGTGGCTGCATACGAGCGTCGCCGGAGCCTTTGGTCATTACATCAAATAGCTTTCTGTTGGGTTGGGTGTGAAGTTCATCAAACACAACGCCATGAATATTGAAGCCATGTTTTGAATAGGCTTCTGCGGAAAGTACCTGATAGAAGCTGTTTGTAGGTTGATATACAATACGCTTCTGGGAAGCAAGTATCTTTACTCTTTTGTTTAGCGCCGGGCACATACGCACCATATCTGCAGCAACATCAAATACGATGGTTGCTTGCTGGCGGTCAGCGGCGCATCCATAAACCTCTGCACGTTCTTCGCCATCACCGCATGTAAGTAGAAGTGCAACAGCAGCTGCAAGTTCTGATTTTCCCATCTTCTTAGGAATTTCAACGTAAGCTGTATTGAACTGGCGGTAACCATTAGGCTTTAAAGTACCGAAGATATCTCGGATAATCTGTTCCTGCCAGTCGATGAGTTCAAATGGCTTACCAGCCCATGTTCCTTTGGTGTGGCATAAGCATTCGATGAAGTTTACTGCATAATCGGCAGCAGCTTCATCATATTTGGAGTCTGAGGCTTTGAACTTGGTCGGTTTATATTTCTTCAACTTTTTCAAGTTTTTCACCTCCTTGTGGCATAAAAATAAGCCGCATCACTGCGACCGTCTGTAACGAGATACAGGGCCTTTCGGCTCTGCATCTGGGAATAGTAATTTCTGTTTGTTTTCTTATTTTGCAATGCTCATCTTGAAAGCAGGAATGCGTTCTTTCTCACCTGTTCTCCAGTCGTCGTAGCGGCTGTTGATTTCGATAAGTCCATCAAGTGTGCATCCGCGTTTCTGAAGTTCAGCAATTGTTGTGATAAGGCTTGAGAAGGTTGAGCTAATGGTGAACTCGGTAATTCCAAGGCGCTTGCAGTTTTCAAGGATTGGGTCGATGTCGTAATCCCAGATAACTTCGGCGAAGTTGATGAGTTCATTGCCTGCGTCGATGCTGTAGAAGTAAGCTGCACCAAAGGTTGGGTTGATGTCGATGTCCTTGAAGAGTGCTCCTGTTTCTGCAGTCTTGTCTAAAATCTCGATTCTTTTCATGGTAGGTTCCTCCTAAAAATGTGTATTTCCCTTTCGGTAGTACTATATATCACTCTAAAAGCACATAATAGCAAGCTAATTCGAGTCATATATGTACCAAAGATTACAGGTGTTTCAGAGAGGAAAATGTGTAGTTTATTCCTTGCCATAAAGAATGAAATCACCGTATTCTTCCGGGTGTTCATCAATGTATGCGACCAGTTCCAGAAGTCCAAGGTCAATAGCTACCTGCTTAACGCCCTGAAAGTCCAGCATGTTGATAAGAGCAGTGTCTCTTACCTGAAGAATCTGCTTTTTAATTTTCACTGTCATGTGGTGCCTCCTTTACAATTCTGCAGCGGTCTTCACCATAGACAACATTCAGGCCGGAACCATTGTCCCAATGAACCATAATGCTTCCGGTGTCGTCTACACCATAAACTGTACCGCGAGTTCCAATTGGTGGTGCTTGCACATCATCCATCTGTACAAGCTCAACGCGTGTGCCAACCGGATAGGTCTGGCGAAGTCTATTTACAATCACTTCATTCGGAAATCTCATCGTTTGCCACCTCCTTTGCAGTGCCGCTTTTGAAAGCTGAGCTTCCGGAAAGGTTTCTCAAGAGAATCTTTCTGCTTTGCTTATATTCGTCACCGATAAATCCAAGGCGAAGTAAGAAGCAGCGGAAAGTGTACTTTTCATTGTCAGTTGCTTTTTCAGTGCTGCTGATGCGCTTCTGGTTGATGCTCATCTGGCAAAGAGCTGCAATAAATTGAGTGTAGGCTGTAGCTTCATCAGGCTCCGTGATTTTGCTAAACCAAGGGAAGGTTATTTTGTCCTTTTCAATGATGAAGCCAAGGTCTGTAATTCCTAATGCCTTTTTAATCAGGCTTGCTTTTGCATCCAGCAGGTTTGCAAGGTTTCCTGTTGCAACCTTATCAAGTGGAATGGAAATGGTGAAGGATGGGTCTTCGGTTATAAGTTCTGTGGGCTCCTCGGTGGTTGGCTGTGCAAAAAGCTCATCCGGGATGCTTTCGGCTTTGAGGCCTATTTTGTCAGCTGCTTCCAACACCTCGCGAATGATATCGTAATCTGTTCGTTCATCAAAGCAGCAGGTGCCATCCTTGGTTATTGTGATGTTGTTTACCACATAGGCCGCTGAAGGCATACCCTTGTAAACTGCTTTCCATCCGGTTACTTCTGAAATGATGCCGACCAGCTGTTTTCTGTCTGCACCGGTTACATTGAATTTAATCTCCATAGTGGAATCCTCCTTATGTTTTGGTAGTACATTAATCACTCTAAAGGCACATAATAGCAAGCGATTCCGGAAGAATATATGTACCAAAGATGCGCCTTTAGAAGGTGTGATTTTTGTCTATCAGGCTTCGTTGGATTCCTCATTGATAGCAACTTCATCATACGAATAAGTAAGCCCGTCACGGATAACAGAAACGCCATCGTGGGAGCCTACCTGTTCAATGTAGCGCTTTACGATGACGTCTGCATACTTTTCATCTAATTCAATTGTGTGGCATATACGACCGGTCTGTTCACAGGCAATGAGTGTGCTGCCGGAACCACCAAACGGGTCAAGTACAATGCAGTTGCTCATGCTGGAATTCATAATCGGATATGCAATCAGTGCAATCGGCTTCATAGTAGGATGGTCTGCATTTTTCTTAGGCTTCTCGAATTCCCAGATGGTTGTTTCTTTTCTGCCGGAGTACCATTGATGTTTGCCGGATTTCTTCCAGCCAAACAAGCAAGGCTCATGCTGCCACTGGTACGGAGAGCGTCCAAGAACCAGCGAAGGTTTCTTCCAGATGCAGCAGCCGGAAAGATAGAAACCTGCATCAGAGAATGCTTTTCTAAAGTTCAACCCTTCGGTATCAGCATGAAATACATAGATAGAAGCGTCGTCAGCCATGTTTCCAGCCATATTTGTGAAAGCATCAAGCAGGAAATGATAAAAGGAATCGTTGTCCATATTATCATTCTGTATTTTACCGGCAGTTCCTTCGTAGTTCACATTGTACGGAGGGTCGGTTATTACAAGATTTGCTTGCTTACCGGCCATCAGAAGTTCATAGCTTTCAGGTTTTGTACTATCACCGCAGTAAAGACGATGCTGTCCAAGGCACCAGAGGTCACCAGTTTTAGAGAAGGTAGGCTTTTGAAGTTCTGCTTCAACGTCAAAATCATCGTCCCTGATTTTATCTTTGGTGGAGTCCTTGAATAAATCATCAAGTTCAACAGGCTCAAAACCAGTAAGTGATACATCAAAGTCAGCACCCTGCAAGTCTGCAATCAAAAGAGCCAGCTTATCATTATCCCATTCTCCACTGATTTTGTTGAGAGCAACGTTCAATGCCTTTTCATGTTCAATATCAAGCTCTACAACAACACAGTCAACTTCTGTCATTCCCATGTCCTGCAAAACCTTAAGTCGCTGATGACCACCAACGACGCATCCGGTAGTAGAGTTCCAGATAACAGGCTCCACATAACCGAACTGTTCAATGGAGCGTTTTAATTTTTCATATTCAGCGTCACCGGGCTTCAAATCCTTACGGGGATTGTAATCCGCAGGAAACAGCTCCGTGACTTTTTTCTTTTCAATAACCATAAGTGCCTCCTTAGAATAATCCCCATTCAGCAAACTTCTCGAAGCCGCCGACAGATTTGATATAATCTGCTGCAATATCGACGAGTTCCTGATAAGGATGTCCATCAATATTATCATCGCCAATAGCACAGCTAAGCGCCACAGGCTTTCCTGTTTCCTGAGCTTTTAAGAAAGCGTAAATATTGAGGGTAACATCGGCTTTGGATAAATCTTTACCGTGAAGACCACCACCTGTAACAGAGTCGGACATATCGCTTCCGAGCTTTCTGTTGGTTGCACCGGTATCTACATCAGTGCCACCAGTCCAGTCTCCGAGAGGATTTACTTCGGCAGGTGGGTACATATTGGAGAGTTCAGCAGTAGAAGCATTGCTTTGACAAATGATTAGTCTTGCCTCATCCATGATGTACTTTCCATCAAATGGATAGTGTGCATAAATATCACGGGCAATTACCGAAAGAGCCTTCTGTTCATCAGTGAGAGGTATCCCTTTGAAGATTCCGTTGTCGCCGCAGCGTATTCCGGAAGACTGATTGTCGGATAAATGCTTATCCTGTGGAACAATAACGATATCTGGCTCCACATTACCAGCTAAACGAGAGATAGCGGCTTCAATATCATTAGTAGAAAGAGAAGCAGTTGTCTCAATAATAACGTGGCATTTGCTATGTCCGATTAAAACCTCGACTGCAATCTTCGGAGCAGTTTCTGCTTTGTATGCTAAGTCAACGATAGCTCCGGCAATTCTGTCTGCAATTTTATCCGGATGACTTGGATTTACTTTTTCAATCATGTTAGTTTCCTTTCCTTGCACGAAGCAGGCGTTCCATAGCATCATCCATAGGAGTATCGCCGGAATACTCTGTCGCACAATTTTCTTTTACGATTTGATAGATTTCCATCCAGAGCCTGTTTGTCTGGCTCATAAAATTCTGACTCATGGCTACATACGGAGACTGGATGGCATTTCCCGTAGTAGGGTGTTTGGCAAGAAATCCAAAGTCGGAAATTGCTTCCTCACACTGAATCCATCTGGCTACGCTCATTGCATAACGTTCAAGAAGTTGAGGAGAAACAAGTGTCGCGCATCTGCGCTCTGCCAGCCACTCCCATGTTGATTTATAAACTTCTTCTGCCACCAGCGACTTACCGTCTTTTTGAGTAGCGGATAAGAGCTTGGATGGCTTGGGCATCTGCTGACCTTCTAAATCGGTAGCTTTGTCTTCAAACTCGATGACAGTCAGCTTTCGTTTACCCGGATTACCCTCAGCAATCTTGTCAGCTAAGGGCTTCTTTTTGGCTCCAGCGCCGATACGCGCGCCGCCACGGTTGGTACCGTCCTTAGCCATTAGATACACCTCCTTGTCGTCAGGGCCTATATACCCCGTTTGAAAACGCGACTTTGCGCGTGTGACCCCACGCCCGTTCCACGGAAGGTTTGCTGTAGAGATTTTGACTCCCCCTACAGTTACTCCTTGTTGTGCCAACGGTCACCGTGTTCTGCATGAATTCGTGCATGACACGCTTTGCAAAGAGCCTTCAGGTTATCTCTGTCATGAGTTCCTCCCTGAGATAAAGGCTTCATGTGATGTATCTCCTCGGTTGGTGTGTACACACCTTTCTCAAGGCAGAGCTCACACATGGGATGAGAAGCGGCATAACTGTCGCGGATACGTTTCCAAGCTCTGCCATAACGTCTCTTAGTGGCAGGGTCTCGGTCGTAACGTTCGTAGCGTTTGGCTTCCAGCTTGGCGTGTTCCTCACAGAAACGACCGTCAGTAAGATTTGGACAGCCGGGATAGGAACAGGGCCTTTTTGGTCGTCTTGGCAAATGAAACACCTCCTTGTGGGCATAATAAAAGCCCTGCAGGATTTGTGTCCAACAAGGCTTCTGTGATTTTCTTTTTTTGCTATTATAATATTATCATACGACAATACTCTCAATCTATCACATTAACTCTCATCCTGTTTTGGAACTACGATTTCTTTTAATGCGCTGCTGTGCATTCGGTGTATGTGCTGCATGGAATAGTTCATATCGACCGCTATCTGTTCCCAAGTGATGAAGCAGAGATAGCGCTTTTCAAGAAGAGTCTGATATTCCACATTTGGTACTGCCTTTATGACACCCATGATTTCACGCTTCAAATCAACCAGCTTTTCGATGTCCTTTTTCAGGCGGTCTTCCAAATCAATGATTTTTATAATGCAGTCTTCCAATCTGGAACCGCCATGATTTGGATTTCGAGGCATATCTGAAAATGTGCTGGTACATCTTGTTGCTAAGTCGTTTAAAGAAGCAATTTGCTGGGTTTTTGAAGTAATACGCTCATCGAGATAGCGAGCCTGTAATAAATACTCTTTTGCGTTCATGCTTAACCTCCGGATTATTGATATTTCCCTCGGATTGGCATTGTTTGTCATAGATTTGCTTTCACCGCATCAATAAGTGCGTTCTGTGTAACTTCTTTTAGTGATAGGGCCTTTAAGATGCGCTCATCGATAGTGCCTTTTGTGATAATATGCTCGATTATCACAGTACCGGATGTTTGACCTTGTCTCCATAAACGGGCGTTGGTCTGTTGATACAATTCCAAAGACCATGTCAACCCAAACCATACAAGAGTGGAACCACCTGCTTGAAGATTGAGACCGTGGCCGGCAGAAGCAGGATGTATTATTGCAACCGGGATATTACCATTATTCCAGTCAATGATATCCTTGCTGGTCTTGATTTCTCTTACATCAAAGCGTTTTTTGATTCTTTGCAGGTCATGCTTGAACCAGTAGGCCACCAGAAGAGGTTTGCCATTTGCTGATTCGATAATGTCCTCTAAGGCATCAAGCTTTCGGTCATGGAATTCTACGATATTGCCTTCATCATCGTAAATGGCACCATTGGCAAGCTGTGAAAGTTTTCCGGTAAGAGAAGCGGCATTGGCAGCAGTAACTTCACCTTCAGGAAGCTCTAATATGAAATCTGCTTTGAGCTCTTCGTATCGTGTTTCTTCATCCTCGGATAATTGAACCTCATATTGAGATGTAATCAGTTCTGGCATTTGCAGATGGTCAGTAGATTTCATTGAAATCGTGATATCTGATATTTTTCTGTAGATTGCATCTTCGGCATAAGGCATTGGCTTATAAGAGTAGATGATTTCACCATTACGCTTATCCGGAATGAAGTAATTGTTGCGGTAGTGGGTAATGAAGCGACCGAGACGTTCACCAAAATCCAGTAGCTTGAATTCTGCCCATAAATCCATAAGTCCGTTTGAAGAAGGCGTACCTGTAAGTCCGATGATTCTTTTCACCTTTGGTCTTACTTTCATAAGAGACTGGAAGCGTTTTGATGTGTGGTTCTTGAAGGAAGAGAGCTCGTCAATAATTACCATATCGTAATTAAAATCGAAACCGCTGCTATCAATAAGCCACCCTAAGTTCTCTCTGTTGATTATTGTGATGTCAGCATTCGCCGCTAATGCAGCTTTTCGTTCCTTTACCGTGCCCACAGCAACAGCATACGTGAGATGCTTCAGATGTTCCCATTTACTAATTTCAGCAGGCCAAGTATCACGGGCTACTCGAAGTGGAGCTACCACCAAAACACGATGTGCTTCAAAACTGTCAAACAGAAGGTCCGCGATGGCAGTCAATGAAATAACCGTTTTTCCAAGACCCATATCGAGGAGAACTGCAGCCACAGGATGTTTTTCAATATAATCAATGGCATAGGCTTGATAATTATGCGGTGAGAAGTTCATGAAGCATTCCTCCAATCTGTTCTACGCTGTCAATCACATAAACTTTAAAACCAAGTGAACGTAGCATTTTGTGCCTTGATACCTGAAGTGGGCGTGGCGCCTTTCCCGGAGCCTTAAGCTCCACAAAAGCAAACACCCCATCAGGTAGTAATACTAAGCGGTCGGGCATTCCGGCGAAACTTGGGGACACGAATTTAAGTGCAATCCCACCAGCCTTTTTAACCAACTTTGTTAACTTGTTTTCTATCTGTTTTTCTAACATTGTCATCCTCCATCAAAGTTTAATTTTCTTGATGTGCAAGGTGTATCAATGGTATTTACCTAACTTTTATATATTCTATTTTTTATAGCCTATAGAAAAGTTTATAAATACACCTTGATACACCTTGTCATTAGTTCTAATTAGTCCAAGAATTCTTCTTCAAAATCGTCTTCGGTACGGATACGCAGACCCTTGAAATAGCGCTTTCTGTTCTGAGTGATACGCTCATAGCCGGCATTCTCCAATGCAAAATAAAAGTCAGCGGTACTGCGCACGTATTCGTTGGTATCGATGCAGTAGTTGCGATATGCCTGATAAAGAGAAGAGGAACTTTCCTTATAATCGTCACCCACAACGCACTTGTCTTCAATGAAGTGAGAGAACCAGTCGTTCTGGCTGCGGTATTCGTTGATGGCTTCCTGAACGCAAGCTGGAACCGGAATCTGATATTCCAGCTCAATGACTTTCTTGCTTCCTTCAATAATCCAAGCAAGGATAGCACTGCCTGCATTATCGTAGAGATACTCACTGTAATTCTTGATGTCGCTGCTGCCTGTAATCTTTGCGTTAAACGGAATTACAATAAGACGTCTCCAGATACCATCATCAGATGCAGATACACGAGGAAGATGGTTTGTGTAAAGCACAAGCGTGTGGCAAGGCTTGAATGAGAAGGGGTCTTTATACTTCTTTTCAGCAAAAACATCATCAGTAGAACAGAGTTGTTTTACGGTAGAGTCATTTAGTCTTGCGCCTTCCTGCATTTCTGCTGCAATGAGCAGACGCTTTCCTTTAACTTCTGCCATTTCAGGTTTGATGTTTCTGCGACATCCAACAGTTAAGGTATCCGCTGAAATGTTGCCGGAATACAAACCAAGCACACGTGAGATGGCATTCCAGAAGGTGGACTTACCATTACGACCATCACCATATGCAATAATGAGTGCTTCCACATAAACCTTGCCGATAGCAGCAAGACCACAAATCATCTGAACATAATCGATAAGCTCCTGATTGTACTGGAAAATAAGATTCAAACTGTCAAGCCAAATCTGCATGCCTTTCTGACTCGGTGATACACTGGTGATTTTGGTGATGAAGTCTTCCGGCGAATGCTCACGGGCACCGGCTATGCCTTTACGAAGGTCATAGGTTGCTTCAGGAGTACAAAGCGCAAAGCAGTCTGCGTCCAAGTCTCTCGGAGAAATCTCAAGCATTGGGTGTGATTCTTTTAATGTGGATGTCACATTTTTGGAATCGCGGCGCTTAATTGCAAATGCCTGATATGCTTTTGCAGCTAAGAATTCCTGATATACTTTCAGCTGTTCCTCGTTCATAAGCTGTTCTGCCTTTGCCTTTGATGTACTGTCGAGAATATTCTGAGCACCGCAGTTTTTCATTTTGTCGAGTGCTTCCAACAGGTCATTGTTAGCTTCCTTAAGCTGACGTCTTGTAAGCTCATGTGCCACAGCCTGAGCGCCGGGTTCACTTTCCTGCCAGTAGTGGTCGGAATAACGTATAAAGTGAGTAGCCGGAGAGTAACGCAATTCCTTAGAAAAATACTTTGCTAACACCTCAGCTTGTCCGACATCGGAATAATCCTCTGGTTTATAACAGGAAGGGTCATTATATACTTCAGGAGCAACATATCCATCCTGCTGTGAAACACGGGCGTAGAAACGCTGAGCACTGTGCCAGATAGTAGCAAGTTCGGATGCTTCCAGTGGTGGATTACACTTTGTAGCTTCATCCAGAAATGCTTGATATGCTTTATCACTGTCACCATATTTTTTGATGACCTTTCCGGCAAATCTTGACATGGTAGCATTACGACTGCCTTCAGGGATAGAGGAACTATAATATTGCCCCGTTGACATATCTTCATCGAAAATGTCCTCATCGAGATATTCTGTTAAGTTCATGCGTCCCGGATATAGAGCAACCTCAGCGGCAGCAGTCCCAAAGAAGAAACGAGCGGCATCCAGAGCCTGCGTATCAAAGTAAGGAAAGATGGAATTGACCAGCTTTTTCATATCAGCGTAAAGCGTAGCATCGGTTACATACTCGATTGGAAAAAGAATATGAAACTTCGGTCTTGCAGGCTTACCATTCTTGACCTTGTTGTGAAAACGACTGTAATGAACTGCGAAGGTTACGCCGGGAAAAGCCTGCATAACATCTTCAGGAGTAATCCAGTCTTCAGGATTTTCTGAATGGTCATTATCGCAGTCTACCGGCAGACAGTCACTGCCGATAAAATTCTCGCCATTGCGGTAGCTGTTTTTATATTCAGCACATACGTAATCATGGCTGATTGCCGTTTTCAGGCTATCCTCGTCGAGAATAACCAGCTTATGAGGGTAGGAGCAGTTACCGGGATTGCCAGTAACATCAGAACTGTAAATGGTAAACATTAGTCGTACACCTCCTCGGATTCATCCTCCAGCACCTTAGTAATAAACTTGAGTGCACGAATCATTGTTTCTAGCTCGCAGTCACCACCAAGCATTACTTCAAATCCTTCTGTATCTCCGAAGCGGTCACGTATAACGCGAATATCCATATCGGTGCAGCACTCATCGCGGATAGCAAAATAGGTGCGACCGCCATGTCCTGTATCGCCTCCCATAAAACCTGTTGTTCCTGCTTCAACTTCGAGAATGTTGCAGCTGACAACATCACGGGTGTAAGTGGTAATCTCCGTACCATCTTTTAATCTGCGTCTGTTTTGTTTAATTTCATACATAGTATTAAGCCTCCTGACATTCTTCTGTGAAATAGCGCAAGCGGTAGTTTTTCCACTTGGCACGATTGATTTCTGCTTCCATTCCGGATGAGATACGATTGCCAAACACCCATACTTCAGAACACTTGCTCATCAGTGCGTTACCAAAGAATAAGCCGAGTTCACGTTCTGCAGGTTCTGCATCATTAAGAAACTGCGGAAACAGTAAGTGTGGTGCAATGGGTATATATCCTTCATCCACTGCAAAGCGACTGTATCTTCTTGCAGCAGCAACATTCGCTTCAATATCACCTGCATAGGGTGAACAGATATACACGATAGGCCTGAAAGCACGAAGGGCACGCTGTTCCTGTTCGATTGTCGCCAATGAGTCATGGGCAGTTGGGTCAGGATAACCTTCGTTGTTGAATTTGCTGATGCTCATATCAGAGTCCTCCTTCCCGGGCAGACTAAAAGAGCGTCCACCTCTAATTTCCACTGGAGATGAACGCTCGGTTTGAGCGGATGAATTTAATCTTTTTTGTAAAATGGTGTTGTATAACCATCTGCACGAAGAATCAAACCTTTAGCCCAAGGCGGAGTTCTTCCCATTTGCTCACATACAGCATCCAATGACATACGAGGGTCAGCCTCGATAACAAGTTCATCATGAATATGCATAACGATAGAACAGTGCTGCAGAGTTTTCATAGCGTAGCAAAGGATATCACGAGCTGTTGCCTGCACAATGTTTTCCACGAACTTAGGACCATAAGAATCGAGACGTTCCCATTTCTTAGTGCTGCCGACACCTTCATAGGTAATGCAGGAACCACCGAACTTATTGGTTCCTATCTTTGGCTTAACATATGCAAGGTTCCTGCCGGAAGGCAAAGTGATAAAGAGCATGCCGCTTCTGCAAGAGAAGGTGAGTCCATATTCGGTGGTAGTGTGTTTATACTTGACTGCTTCCATAACAGCACGGTCTACTGCCCACCAGAATTCAACGATATGTGGATTTGACTGGCGCCAAGCATCTACAAGTGCAGGAAGCTCATCTTCTGTAAGTCCCATTTCGATAGCCCCCATAGCTTTCAAAGCACCTACGGAGCCGCCATATCCAAGCGCAAGTTCTGCGATTTTACCTTTCTGGCGCAGGTGCCCATTAATACCATGCTTTTCAACAGGAACCTTAAACATCTGTGAAGCAGAAGCACAGTAAATGTCACCGCCTTTGGCAAAGACCTTCTGGCGCCATTCTTCACCGGCGAACCATGCAATCACACGAGCTTCGATGGCAGAAAAGTCTGCAACAAGAAACTGAGTGCCATTGCGAGGAATAAATGCTGTTCTTATTAGCTGGGATAAGGTGTCTGGTACATCTTCATACAAAAGCTTTACACCTTCAAAATCACCGGAACGTACCAGACTGCGTGCCTCTGCTAAATCAGGAAGATGATTTTGAGGCAGGTTCTGCAGCTGGATATTACGTCCTGAAAATCTGCCGGTGCGGTTTGCCCCATAAAACTGAAACATTCCACGGGCGCGACCATCATCGCATACTGTCTTTTTCATAGCCTGATATTTACGCACAGATGATTTCGCCAGTTGCTGCCTGAGAGTAAGTATGTCAGCAAGCTTCTCCGGAGCGTTTTTCAAAAGCTCTGCCACAGTCTTTTTATCAAGGCTGTCGGTTTCTACACCGTTATCTGATAACCATTGTTTCATCTGTTGGACAGAGTTCGGATTTTCAAGTGCAGTAATATCCTTCATGGTAGCAGTCAGTTCTTCACGAGAGCGAGAGTCCATTTCAATAGCCTGATGCACAAGTTCCATATCCAGTCTTACACCACGGTCGTTGATTTCTTGGTCGATGTGGTATTCTTCCCAAACACTATCGGGTACAGGGAATTTATGAAGTTTCTGCTGGATACCCATTTCTGTTTCAACATCACGGATGTTATATCGCTTGAAGGCTTCCCATTTATCAGGAGCATGAAAAGGTCTGTTTCTGGTTCTGCCGCCGTTAGATTTAGTAGCAGCGCAAGGCTGACAGAAATATTTGATGAGGTCTTTTCCTTCAGTAAGTTTCTGTTTTTCAAGTCCAAGAACTGTGCCGACACCTTCCAAGGATAATGGTAGTCCCATTGTGGCCGCCCATATCATAGAACAGCACCAGCTTTCAGGATTTAAGTATTCGCCGGTTTGATAACCTAAGAAGCGAGAGAGACATATACGTTCAAAAGAAGCATTGAATGCCCACTTAATGACAGTATCATCTTCAAGCGCAGCAATGATAGCTTCGGGTATCTTTTCACCGCAGGCAAGGTCGACAACCTGAACAGGTCCAGCATCTACGCTGTAGGCAAATAGCAATATTTCAAAATCAGGAGACTCACAGTATCGATATACGCCTGTTTTCGGAAGCTGTACATCGCTGAAAGTTTCAATATCAATACTAAGTGTTTTCATTAGCTTGTCCTTTCTAAACCTCAAAGGTGGCAGGATTGCTCCTACCACCTCCACGGTTAATAATATGAGATTGGTTTATTTGCTGAGTTCTTTCATACGAGCTTCATGGTATTCAAGGTCACGCTTGTCCTTTTCAACTTCGCGCTGTTCACGCTTGCGGTCATTGATGAGATTCTGAACCGCAGTGATAAGGAACACGATACTGAATACAAACCAGATAGCAAGAAGGATGATTACGAGAATAGACTGTAACATTTCCATAGTCGCCACCTCCATTAATCAAGGAAATCGTCATCTTCATTAGATGCGAAATCAGACTCAGCAGATGCCTTGCCGCCAAGAGGCTCACCATCACGAATCTTCTGCAGATTGTTAAGGCCGCAGGCGATTCCCTTATTGCCAGAGCTATTGAAAGCATAGAAGCTGATGCTGGCACGACCGTACACACCGGAGTAAACCTCAGAGCGAGTAAGGATAGGATTGCGGTCTGCGTCCACAATACCCGGTGCAGATGTAGCATTGGCATTTACAAAGTAGCTGCCGGCATAAGCAGGGTCATCAGGTCTTTCCATATCGCCATCGCGAAGCGGAGTCTTGATGACAGAAAGAGCAGGGACAGACTTGCCATTCCCCTTGAGCTTAGCTTCACCTTCTTTGTAGGCAGCTTCGATTGCAGCTTCAATTTTGGCGATGGTCTTGGTGTCAGACTTAGGAATGATAAGAGATATGCTGTACTTAGGTGTACCTCCGTTAATTGACTTTGGCTCCCATACGTTAGCGTAAGACCAACGAGTGTCAGGGCCAGTGATTACCTTCATAGGATTTGATACTTTTACATTCTTGTTCATTTAATTTTCCTCCATAAAATCAGTTTTTGCATTGTTCATTGCCGGACGTTTATCGCTCTCCGGCACAAGAGTAGGTTTGCCTTGCGGCTTTTCGATATAAGCTGTTAGTAGCTCATCAAATCTGGATTTACCCAGTAACTTCTGCATTGCAGTGATACCGAGAAGTTTCTTCTCATAAGGGTCAAAGCCTGCATCGGTAACAGCCTGAATGACAGCATCTTCGTTGGAATATTTGCGGTTGGCGCGTCCTTCGACTAACTTCCAGCCATTCCATTCCTTACCGCTGATTGCCTGCTGCAGAGCATATTCTTTAATATCTGATACCCAAGCTACCAGTTCATCAGCACGGGAGAGGATGTATTCAATTTCAGAATCCTCAAGCAGCGGTGGAAGTTTGAAGTCATACTGTGCAAGCATGAGATTTGCTTCCGCTCTGGCACGGCATTCATGTTTTGCTTTACAGAAACCACACCATTCACCGCAGAGGAAGTTTCCGTCACCGGCGAATGCAAGGTCAGCTGTAGGCTTTAATACTTCATCGGCCCAAGCATACAGGTCGTCCTTTGAAATCTCGAAAGTAGAGATGTTCTGACGCCTTGGCTGGTAGATTGTCATGCTGACGGTATCGATGTCGTAAATATCATCGAAGAGCTCTAAGGCACCGAGCGCATAACATTTCATCTGCGGATTATCATCAGCGGATATCAGAACACCGAGACCATGCTTGTAATCGCATATTCTCAAGGTTCCATCTGCGATAATGATGCAGTCAGCAGTTCCGAATCCCTGTTCAACCCAGCGTGAGAAATCAACACGCTGTTCAATCAGTACCTTCGGGTCAGAGCATGTTTCCTTTGCTGCTTCTACCAGTTCGAGGATGTAAGCGGCGTAACCATTTGCACAGTCATCCATTTCCTCGTTGTACCATGTCAAATTTTCAGTAGGGTCGCTGGCTTCCATGCCCAGAGCCTTCTTCAATTTGTACTCACAAAGCTCGTGTGCGTCGGTTCCTTCGGCAGCATAATCACTGCCTTTGTCATCGTAGCTTTCGCAGAGTCTTGCAGAAGGTGGACAGTTTAACCAGCGATGTGATGCTGATGCGGATAATACCGCGTGTCCTTTAGGTGGCATTGTCAAGCACCTCCACATCCTTTAACAAGGCTTCATAGTGCTTAGGGTCAACACCGGATAACTTGGAAGCCCCGTATTTCTGAAGAATTGTACGGATAGCAGCTGTATGTCCTGCACGGGACTTTTCTGCTAAAACAGCACGTACATCCTCAAGTTTGAGTTCCGGTTTCTTTTCTCTCTTGGCAGCAGGTTCCTTTGTGGGGGCTTCTTCAGCTGTACCGCTGAACTGTTCTGCTAACCAGTTTGCTGCTTCATTAATAGCAGCGGCTGCACTTCGCAGCTCTTCGATGGTCATTGCCATATCGCTCATTTTGCTCATAGCGACTTTCTCCTTTCTCTGATTGTCTTGTGTTTGCGAGGATTGTCATGTTTCTCGCCATTCTCGCGGATACCTGTGAGATTGCCGTTAGTACTGCAATCAATTCACGGTCGTTACCGCTTGAATCGAAGTAGGACTGTTTCACTTGCTTCACCTCCGTTTCTGTGGTTGTTAAGGCTTGTTGTGACCTGCCTTACACTTTCCACTGGAGATGGATGAGAAGTTTGAGCGGAGAAATTTTGAAAAAAATAAAAATTCCTCTGACATCTGTTTGATGGATGCCAGAGGAGTGGGATTGCTACCTATCTTATGTAAGATTAATAGCCGCGCATATTACGAAACTCGGTTCTATACTTCTTCATCTGGTCAGCAAAAGTTCTCTGCTTGCGACCAAGCTGTTCTGCAATCTTACGGTCGGAGAGGTCATTGCCAAGCATCTCGATGATGCGGTCAGCATCGGGGTCGAGCTCTCGGAACTTAGCAATAAGCTGTTCAAGAAGAATTGCATCTGAAATAACATCTTCCATAGTAGGAGCGGTATCGGGAATAGTGTCATACATATTCGCATTACCGTCTTCCGTAGGTACATCTAATGAAAGAATGTCACCTGCAGCGTGGTATTCACATAAATCACAGTTTCCATCGCATTTCCAAAGATACTTCTTTGTACACATACAGCGATGATGGTACTGTTCACGTTTCTGGGTTGCCCAGATTTCAGGATACAGAGCTCTGTACTGAGCTTCGGTGATTTCCACGAGTGAGACCTTGTAAGGATTCTCATCATCGCGAAGTGGATAGTAACGTTTTTTACTCTGGTTTTCGTTGTTTGCCATGATTTTTTCCTCCTGTGATTGGCTTTTTGAGCTTTCACAGGGCTTTCACATGGCTATCACTGAAGTTTCATCATCTACTTGGTTTGTTTATAGCGCTGAGATTGAAAAAAGTGCAGCTGTGTGTTATAATGGTTTAGTGGGGTTTGTTAGGAGTTAATCTGATTTATAAAATCGATTTTTCTAACAAACAAAACTAAAAAAGTCCCTATGAGTAGCTCATAGAGACATCCAATAGTTAGCTAAGTTGGCCTGCCATAGTTGGTACAGTTAGTAGAGTTGGTATTTTATAAACGAGGGACAATCAATGACAAATAATGAGAATATAAGGCTCTGCGGCGGTACTTTTTTTACACTGCTGTTGGAGGCCAGAAAACCAAGATACGGTGTGCGAGAACACTATATGGGAGATACTGATGGTTTATCCGAGCCAGAATCGTTGATAGGATTATCAAAGGTAATTGTTCCGGATTTTCAGGAACCGTTAGAATCTATGATGAAAACAATTAAGGGAAATACATTTGATTACAAAAGTTGCAAAAACAAAGGTGGTACATATTTCCCTTTCAGTGATAGAACAGCATTAAAGGCGTTCAATCAGAGAATTAGTGATAATTACAGTGAAGCTTTAAATGCTATGATTGCTTTCTGTGCAGAGTATCTTCATATGAAAGACACCACAAAAAAAGACGAGACACTTGTTAAAGCGCTCGTCGAATTAATTGATAAAGATGAAACTATTCTTCCTGAACAGCCTTTTTATGTTTGTGAGAACGGAGATACACTTAGTAAGGAACAGATAATAAGGAAAACAGATTTTTGCTTTCAGGCATTTCTTCTTGGTGTATTTCATTTCACTGTGATGCGTAAGGAGGCAGCTACAATCGGAAGAGATACATATGATACTTGGTGCCCTCCTAAAGGCGGTGCGCCGAGGGTGTATGAAGGTGATATGGGTGAAGGAATAAATCATCAGATACTATTGTCTTATGCGTTTGTTGCAGAGAGCATAGAACCAGAGGAAGTAGATGACGAGACTGTAGTTATTGAACCTGTTGAGTCGGAACAAAAAGATGGTGATGAGCCATCAAAGAAGAATGCACCACAGATGACTTTCAACTTTAATGTCACTGGTAACAATAATAGCTTTTATAACCATGTCGACACAGTGAATAATTTCTACGGAGGAAAGAAGAATGGAGAATAAACTTCAGTCTGTTGGACCTACTGTGTTACAGCAAAATGACACTCCCACAGAAATCAATCTTCCGGGAGATGGCAATACACTTATTGCTCATGCAGATAACGTCAAGAACGAATACAAAACCATGATATTGGTTAGCTCTTTGCCAAATGGAATGTATCAGAACACGCCGATGCAGGTGACATTGAATTTGGACTATTACAATTTGATTGTTGTTGCAGGTGATGAACTTGATGGGACAGGCCATGTAATGGTGGATAAAGACAGAGCTATTACAGAAAGTACATCAGATGATTTGAAAAAGAAGTATGCGGCATTAACACCGGAGGCTATAGCTGAAATAAAAATGTTTCCTACAATCATAGCTACAGAAAACCATAGTTATGGCAAAACCGATGATAATCACTACGCACATTATGGGATTATTACCGATGTGAAGGTGCAGGATAATGGAATCAAAGTGTATTATCAGCTACTTAATGCGATTCCACAGCAAAAACTGAATGAACTCATATATGAATTGGGGCTTCAAGGTAATACGAATTTTAACGAACTCAATCGTATGCATTGGGCTATAAAGAGAATAAATATGGTGGAGGTCTTAGGTGAAAACGGTATTCCACTATTTAGAATGTAACATTAACACTCATTGAAAATATTCATGGAGGTAAGAAGATGAGCGAAGAATATGAAAGCATGCAGGTAGAAAAATGGGTCAATCTTGAGGATGTCGCAGAGCATTTGAGTTTGAGTCAGGATACTGTAAGAACATGGATTAAGGAAGGAAAACTTCCTGTTTATAAGGCAGGTAAAAGATATAAGTTCAAAATCTCTGAAGTAGATGAATGGGTTAGAGAAGGAAAAATTAAAGAATAAGGAGGAGGTTTTATTATGAAGCCAAAGATGCAATCAGCTATTGAAAAAATAACACTAAATGACGCCACATTTACAGGTGAAGTAATAGAGCCGACATTCGTTAATTTTTTCTATGGTAAAAATGGTGCTGGTAAGTCTACCATAGCGAGAACAATAAAGTCAAATTCAGAGGTTGAATGGCAGAACGGAAAGTCTGTGTCAGATTATGATGTCTTGGTTTATGATACTGATTTTGTAAATGCTAACTTTGCAAACTATGATAATTTAGCAGGTGTATTTACAGTATGCGAAACCAATATTGAAGTACAAAAGAAATTAGAAGAATTAGCTGAGCAGAAAAAACAAAAGGGCGAAGAATACAAACAAGCCAAGGAAACCGCTGACAAGAAGCAAGGCGAAAAAGATACTGCGCTGATAGAATATCAAGAAGAGTGTTGGAAACAGACAGAAAGGATGCGAGTAGTATTTGATGCTGTTATCACCGGTAAAAAGAAGAAGGCATTATTCGCTGAAGAGATATTGGCCATAACCCCAGTTGACCATGATTTTTCTGAACTGGAATCAACGGTAAATACAATATTTCACGGTGATGATAAAAAATATGCAGTTTATGCGAAGGCTGGTAAGGCGACCTACGCGTCTCTTCCGGGATATGAGCTTATGGGTAAGGCAATTGCAAGCAGTAGTGAAACCCCATTTGCAAGTTTCATTAAAGCGTTAAATGCAACTGACTGGGTAAGACAAGGTCATTCACATTACGCTGGACAGACGAATGGCAAGTGTCCATACTGCCAGCAGAAGTTGCCAGAGGATTTTGACCAAGATATAGCAGCTTGTTTTGATGCACAGTATCAGTCGGACATAACGGAAATAACAAAATTCCAGTCTGTATATAAATCCGAGATGGATTCAATATTGAAAACCCTTCAGGGTAATCTCGGCGAGATTATGCCGGGATTAAACATTGAGCCGTATCAAACCAAATTAAAGATGTTGCAAGATGCAATCACTATTAACAATCAGCGCATTGCTGCCAAGGTTAAGGAGCCTACGACGATTGCATCGCTTGAGGATATAGATACACTTCTTCTGGATATAGGTGCAATTATCGATAAGCTGAATGCTCAAATTAGTGCCAGAAATAATATTGTTAGCGATATTAAGAACCAAAAAATCAAGTGTAAGAAAGAAGTGTGGGAGTACCTTGCTTATGTGCTAAAGGATGTTGTTAAGACATATCGAGACACCATCACGAAGATTTCTGTTGATGTTTCAGCTCTGAATACACAGATGAAAACATTGATTGCTGAGGGTAAGCAGCTTAACAATGATATTGCAGAACTAAACAAGCAGGTCGTAAACACAGAAGCAGCAATAGAAGGTATCAATAGAATAATTCACACATCCGGTTTTCAGGGATTCAGCTTAAAAGCCAAGGAAGGCGTTCAGAACACATATGAAGTAATTCGTCCGGACGGAAGCATTGCTGAAAAGCTGTCTGAAGGCGAAAGAAACTTTATTGCATTCCTGTATTTTTATCATTTGGTAAAGGGTAGCTATAGTAGTGATGAGGTGAAAGAAAAAATCGTTGTTATTGATGACCCTGTATCAAGTATGGATAGCGGAGCATTGTTCATAGTCAGTGCTCTTGTAAGAGAAATGATTGAAGTTTGCTATAACAATACTGACTATAGAAGTCAGAAGGTCGATGGTGATTACATTAAGCAGATTTTTATTCTGACGCATAATGTTTATTTCCACAAGGAAATTACGCATCATCAAGTGAAACGTTATCGTAGTGTTTCGTTCTATTTGATTCGTAAAACAGATAATGTTTCAGGAATTATTTTGTGCGTGAGAAAGAGTCAAACGGTGCCGACAGAAATAGAAAATTATAATCCAATTCAAAACTCATATGCAGCTCTATGGGATGAGTATAGAGAACTTAAGACAGTTAACACTCTGACAAATGTCATTCGCCGTATATTAGAGTATTACTTTATTCAACTTTGCGGTTATGATGGAAATGACTTAGTAAAGATTGTTCTTGAAGATAACAAAGAAAAGTTCATAGATTACGAAGAAGGTAAAAAACCTAACTATGACAGATACCATTTAGCGTCTGCATTGCTTTCTTATATCAACGAAAGTCCTGCAATTATTAGTGATGGATTAAACTTTGTTGAGGATGGAACTGATGTTGAACAGTATAAGACTGTATTCAAATTAATATTCGAAGCAATGCAGCAGGAACAGCATTATAAGATGATGATGAATATTGAAGAAGAGGTGGAACATGAGTGATGATAAGTCTCAATCAAAGGAAATAAATATTCCGGGAGATGGACATACATTCATAGGCAATGCTAATGAGGTGAACATTAGTGGACCGGCCAATGTTTATCTCGCTGGAGAGGCAGTAAAAAGTGAAGTGGTTCCTTTTGGAAAAATCACAATTAGCTTAGAGGATTCAAAGCTGCTGGAAGAATTCAAAAAAGACTACGACGAGCTTGTGATTAAATGCATCAAAACGGATTTTACAGTTCCCGGAGTTGATATCAATCTTTACGACGAGATTGATATAAGCTATCGCGAAAAATGGGACGTGAAAATGTTGAAGTTCAAGAATAAGGAGCTTCGCAGAATTATTTTTGATACGATTGGTGCACTTAATGATTTGACACAGTATCTCACAGATGAATATATGCGTGCTTTAGAAACGCCACGTGGATATGTGCTAATTGCAAGAAATGAGTCTTGGGAGCAAGGCTGTAAACTAAGAGAGGTATTAAGACCTCAAACTACAAAATTAAGATATAAGCTGAGAGATTTATATAGGGAGCTTCATCCGGAGGAATACGAAGGAATGCCACCTTTTGATGATTATCCAGAGGATGAAGACTAAGTCCGTATTTTGGGACACCTAAGAATTAAGAATAGAACTATGCTGGGAATGGTATATTCCCGTGATTGGAGGATAAAGCAATGGCTAACAAACAAGTAATTGATGCAATGTGGGATGATTCCCCAGTCGATGTATCTACAGAAGTGAATTTTATCTGGTCTATCGCAAACAAGCTGCGTGGTACCTACCAGAGTGATAAGTACAAAGATGTTATTATTCCGATGGTTATTATACGTCGTTTTGAGTGTGCGCTGGCACCTACAAAGCAGAAGGTAGTTGAGCAGTTCAAGGCAAATCCGAACTATCCTGTTAAAGCTATGTATCGTATTTCTGGATTCCAGTTCTACAATACCAGTGAATTTGACCTCGCAGAGCTTGTTAATGACGCAGACCATCTTGCTGCAAATTTCAAAGCATATCTGCAGAGCTTTTCACCTAATGTTCAGGAGATTATCGTATCTGCTGAAAAGGGTCTGGATTTCTATAAGCAGATTGACAAGATGGATAAGAACAACCGTCTTCTTAGTGTTGTTAAGGCTTTCTCTGAGTTAGACCTTAATCCGCGTACAATTGATAATGTAAAGATGGGATACATTTTCGAGGATTTAATTCGTAGATTTTCTGAAAATGCTGAAGCTGGTGACCACTACACAGGCCGTGACATCATCAAGCTTATGGTAAATATCCTTCTTGCTGAAGGCTGCGATGATATTTTTGATGACGGAAAAGTTATAACTGTATTAGACCAAGCTTGTGGTACTGGTGGTATGCTTTCTACAAGCTATAACTTCATCAAAAGATATAATCCTACAGCTGATGTGCGCCTTTTTGGTCAGGAAATCAATCCGGAGTCTTATGCAATCTGTCTTGCAGAGATGATGATTAAAGGACAGAATGCAGAAAATATCTGCTATCAGGATACTATGAAGGCAGACTGCTTCAAAGATACCAAGATGCGTTTTGTAATTGAAAATCCTCCATTTGGTACTCCTTGGGGAGGTAAGGACGCTGCAGAAGGTGTTGAAGATGCAGTAAACGACGAGTATAAAAAAGGATTTGATGGTCGCTGGGGCGCAGGTCTTCCGGGTTCTGGTGATATGCAGATGCTTTTCCTTCAGTCAGCTATTGATAAGATGGATGATAATGTTGGACGAGCTGCAATTATTGAGAATGGTAGTCCGTTATTTAATGGAGGGACAGCTTCAGGTGAGAGCCAAATTAGAAGATGGGTTCTTGAAAATGATTTAGTAGAGGCGATAATAGCACTCCCAACTGAATTATTTTATAATACAGAAATTGCAACATATATATGGGTTCTGTCTAAAAATAAAAGAGCTGAAAGAAAAGGAAAAATTCAACTTATTGATGCATCAAATATATATCACAAGCTTCGTAAAGCTCTCGGTAAAAAGAAAAATGAAATTTCTCCTGATGATAGGTCTAAAATTACGAAGTTGTATTTTGATTTTATTGAAAGTGAAGAAAGTAGAATATTTAAGAATGAGGACTTTATTTACAGAGAATATGCAATTATGCAACCTTTGCAAAGAAGTTATGCAATTACAGAAGAACGGGTTCAGTATATGCTTCAATCCGGTGCTTTAAGTACATTATATGATGAAGCAAAAGTCAATGAGTTGGAGAATGCAGAGGAACTTACTGGAAAAGAACAGAAAAAACTTGAAGGCTATTTAGAAAATAAACCTGTCTACGATGCAATAATCGAAGCTTTAGAAAACTCTTTATCAGACAAAAAATATATGTCTGAAAAAGAATTTTTACCAGTATTAACTGATGTTTTAAAGAATGCAACAGCTGACAAGAAGATTATTTCAAAGATAGCATATGGTTTATCTGAAATGGATAAAAGTGCAGAAATCCAGAAAGATAAAAAAGGAAATATTATTTACGATAAGGATTCAAAGGATATAGAACTTGTTGCTTATGAAGAGGATATTCAGGATTATATGGATAGAGAGGTCATTCCGTATGTACCTGATGCAAAAGCCTTTTTTGAGGAGAATTTAGGAGCAAAAAAACCGGTTATAAAAACTGGAGCAGAGATTCCGTTTACAAGAACTTTTTATAAGTATCAGGCTCCACAGTCAAGTGTAGAACTGGCTGATAAATTTGTTGAACTTGAAAGAATGGTATCAGAAAGTATAGAAAAGTTATTTGGTTAAGGGGGGATAGGA